GCAAATGTTGAGCCGATACGGATGTGATCGCCGTCTTCCATCAAAACTTTGGTCAAAGCGTAAGCCAAGCCATAGATTTGGTAGATGAAACGGGTGATGTACAATGTACCGCCTTGGTCGTAGCTAACTGGAGTGCCGTCAGGCATTGAGGGAGCTGCGTTCATACCAAACAGCATTACTTCTTCATGGTAGTTACGTGGGATACCTTGGATTTGCTCTACAAAGCCTTTCCATTCGTCTGCACGTTGCTCATATACACCATCAAAGACTTCGTTGATAATCGGTTCGACTACCGCACGAAAGTCTGTACTACGCATTGGGGTTGCCATAGCTTATTACCTTTCTTTCGTTGTTAATTAAACCGATACCTTAGGAGCAACAAAACTGTTGTTCGCAATGGTAACCTGAACAATCGTGTAAGTATCGCCCCAAGCGTTTAACTCGCCTGCTGGCCATGCTACTTCACGTCCTAAACCTACTACACGAACTTGTCCTTGCGCACCAGAAGCAACAGGACTTGCTGCTAAAGCGGTTGTGGAGAAACCAGCGCCACCGATACCGATAGTGTAACCATCGGCTGTTGTGAAACCAGCTGCTGCGGAGAAGTTGTACTGTGAACCTACTGCTGAAGCAGGAACAGAGCCGTTAGCTTGAGCTTCGTATACGAGAACTGGGTCTTGGAAGATCCAGAAAACGATAGAAGAAGCAGCGTCAAGGCTTGCCTTAGAAATTGACTTACCTAATGTACGGTTACCTTCGGCGGCTGTGTATTCCACACCGTCAAATACGCCGTAAACAGGGCGGGTTGTATCAGTTGTTGCAATTGTTAATTGGCCTGCAGCAGTGATCGAAACTGGTTGATACTGGTAGAAAGTCTGACCAGTGCTCAAAGAGTAAGGAGCGCTATAATCCGGTGCGCCAACGACAAAGCTGTTTGTTCCAACAAATGGAACAGAGCGGTCGAGGCCACTTGGATGATAGATCGGCTTCATGCCAAAGGGTTTAAATGTTGTGGACATTTATGTTTTTCCTTTGTTATTTTTGAAGTATGTTATTCAAAACGAACATTACTATTCGCCTTTGCGGCTTCCTTTTCCATTTCCAAAACTCCACCTTCAAGAATTGAGCGTCCGCCTTTACCTTCTTGTGCGGTTGAACGCACTTGATCGGTAATGTTACGTTGAAATGCAAGTGGATCTTCCAAATGCATCATACGCATCACTTCTTGATAGATTTCTTCTGGTAATTTAAAGAGAACCATTTCATTACAGCTAACACAGCCTTCAAACTTGCCGGAGCTCATTTTACCTAGTCCTTCAAAGCCCTTACCTAACTCCGAGGCTTTAACTGGTTCATAACCCAACGCTACACGTTTGTCGATACTGTCGTAATTATTTGTAGTGGATAGCCAACACAAATGCATACCCGGAATGGCACCTTCCGGAAGGTCAGGCAGTGCGCTATTTGCCCATTTATCTCTGAACGCTTCTGCACGTTCGCGCTTACTTTTGTTTGAAGGATCTTCTGCTGCAATCCTTTCTTTTGTTTCTTGTACTCGATCCGCTAAGCGGTCATCTAAGTCACGTTTAATTCTTGTATTTGCCATGATAATTAACCTTTATTTTGACGATCATACGCGGCGTATGCGCGGATCATTTTGTTTCGTTTTTCAATGTCATCCCAAGCACCAGCGTCTTTTATTGCGCTAACACGTTCACGACTTAGCGTGATCATGCCAGGTTTTGCTGATGTTGTGTTTGCTACTCGGCTTGAGGCTGTTGGGCCTGCATTACGAGCTTTCTTTTCTCCACCTTTACTTGTATATCGGTGTGGCAAACGTGATGACAAACGACTATCTAACTCTTCCCAGTATTCAGGATCAGAAGGATCCCAACCATCTGCGGCAAGTTCTTGGTCAATTACTTTGGCAATTCTACTATCTGTATCTCGAGCTTGTGGATCATACCAAGAGTTCTGTTTAAGCCATTTTGTGGCATTTTGTTGAACTTCTAGGTTTAATTCATCAGGTACATTTTGTTTAGGCGTTTTAGCCTGCTCAACCTGTTGTTTTTTGTAATGCTGAGCTTGTTGCAAACGTTGTTTAGCGTCTGTCAATTGCTCTAAATATTCAATTTGTCCAGCAGCATCATTTGATTGAGCTGCTTGCAACATCTTCATTTTTGCATATTCAACTCGAGTGGCTTCGTCTTCGATAGCTTTGTCAAGTTGGGCAAATTGGTAAGATGCCGCTGTATTTTCAAGTTTAGCCAAACGTTCTGCCATTTCGGCGTTTCGTCGTTCTAGTGCTTGAATTTTGTTTTTAGCAGAAATTTCGCGTTGTCTTTTTAAATCCTTTTTAAGCCTACGTTCTTCACGACGGGCTTCACGGATTGCTTCACGTTCTTCTGCTGTTTCGCCTTCTTCTGCAGCTTCATCGTCTTCAATTTCTTCTTGACTACGATTATCTTCCTGTTTTTCTTCTTCAGGAGGCGCTTCTACTTGTACTTCTTGTTCATCCCCAAAATCTTCTGGAGCTTCTAGCTTGGCTAAAACCGAGCCATCTTCTTGTTCCTTAATCGGAACGTCTTTTTCGTTATCTGCCATAATTTTCTTTCAAAATTAATCTACAAAGGCTTTCATTTTTTGCGCATCTTCAAAAGTCTTGACGCGGCAAATGATTTCACGTGCCTGTAATGTAATGAAAATAATTGGAGCACCTTCATCGCCAGCGTCAAGAACAAAACGATCTCCGCCGTACTTAATGGTTCTCACAATATCGCCAACTTTACACCAAGGGCCTTCTGGCCATGGCTCCAAAGTATCTGGAGACTTATACGCTAAAGGTCCAATTTGGACTACTTTTGCAACTGTCTCATTAAACTTTAGTGTTTGCTGGGTTTCATCTGGTAAATACAGGCCACTATTTGTCATAGTTTTAACGCGTCTTAATTGCACAAGTACGCGGTCACCTGCAACTTCAACCCCTGGATCTATCACAGGAAAAACTTCTGCTTCCGTGCGTGGATCTGGTGGGTCATTCTTTTTTATATCATATGCTGCCATACGGCTGCGCTCCTTAACCTCTACAGGTCTTCTTCATCTTCCGTCAAAATTTCGTTGACAATGTCCAAGGTTGTTTCCAACCCTTCAATTTTGCCGATTAAATATTTATAATCTTCAAATGTGTGAACATTTGTCCCAGCGGTGACGGCTTCCGCTAGTTTTGCTTTTTCATCTTTCGTGCGAGAGATAATTTCTGAAATAAAGTCCTTCATAAACTTACTAATGCAAATTTATCAGAAAATCCGCCCCAAATATTAATAAAAATTGCCGCTTGACAAATCTTTAAGGTTTTTATCTGGACCAATTTTGTCAGAATTTGCCATTTTGGCTTGGCTTGCACCAATTTTCCAGTTGTTGTTGCGACTAGAGCCTGATGGGCCTTTGTCAAGTGTGGTTTCGCCAGGGCCGCCAGCGTAACCAGGGGTGCCTGTCATTTTATAGGCTTTTTTGTAGCCTACTTCGCCGCCGGGTTGTTTTGTGTTTGCCATTTATTGTCCTTGTTGTGGAGGTTGTGCTTCTTGTTGTGCTGCTTGTTGTTCCATTTGCTGCTGATGTTGTTGATCGTTTTGCATTATTTGCTGTGCATGTTGTTCAGCAGCTTGCTGTTGCTCTTGTTGCGACATTCTAGCTTGATGTTCTGCCTCAATTTGGTTTTGAACTTCAACTGCTTGTTGCTCAAATGCCTGTTTTTGCACTTCTAAACCATGTTGTCGAATATCATTTTCAGCCGCAATTGTGGCTTCCATGGCAGACAAGTTTTGTTCGTGCTCAAGTTGGGCTTGTTGTTGGTCCATCTGGGCGCCAGCATTAATTATGGCAACACGCTCTCTTGCCGCGTTGTTAATATTTGCCAATGCAATATCTTTAGCGTTTTGTTGGCTGTCAATATTAGACTGAGTTTGGTATTTAGCAACCAATTCTTGAACTTGTTGTTGGAGTTCCGCAATTTTAATTTGGTATTCTTGCTGTGATTTTTGTGTATCCAGCTGCATTTTGGCCTGAGCTTCTTGTGCTTTACGTTGAGTCTCAGCCATTTGCGTTTTAAGAATAACTTGCGCAGTTGGATCTGATAGCGCGCTAGATTCTTGTTGCTGTTGTTGCGCTTGAGAAACTTTTTGTGCTAATCCTTGGATTTGTTGTACAAATGGCCCTAAACTGCTTTGAGAATCTTGGTTTACCATTTGTGAAGCAAGTGCCAAAGCTTGTTGGGCATCTAAATCAAGCGGTTTTTCTTGATGTAATTCAAGAGTATCTTGTCCATTAGATGCTTGAGCCACATAAGAGCGCATAGATTGCAAATAATGTAAAGTTAAATGCTGTTTAATATGTTCTAGTGCATGCGGCGCAAATGTTGGACCAATAACTGGGTTACCGCCGTATGCTGGATTTTGAGCGTATTCCAAATGAATCTTAATGTGTGCAATGTGATCTTGGTCTGGATAAGCAGCGGCTGGACGACCCATAGTCATAGAAACGTTTTCTAAAGCTGGATTAGATTCATTAGCACCTAATGGGTTTGGTAACACTTCATTTACGCCGGGGACTTTAAGTTGTTCTAAAATACGCTGATAAACAGCGCGAAGGTTGAACATTCCTGGAGGCGCAGATGTTGCCATTTGCAACAACGCTTGGTTTTGAGCAAGGCGTTGAGTTTCAGAAAAAATGTTAGGATCTGAAACTGGGCGTACATCATTGTTTGCTGCAAAGTCACGGACTTTAATTTCTTCGCCGGACTGATTGTCCATTTCATCCAAGTACCAATGATTGATACGGGAAACGATTGCCAAAGATTTGGCTTGACTGCGATGCAAACGGGCATGAATGCTGGAAAATACTTTAGCGCCTTGTTCAATAAGCGCTTGAGTTGTGCCAACGGGCATTTGGTTGTTAGCGTCACCAATTTTTTCTTCTGCAGTAGTAACAACACCTTTTGCTGCGTCTGTTAACCAACCTAATAGCTGGAATAAAACGTTAGACGGCGCATTAAACGGCATCGGCATCGCAATTTTGCGAACGTCGTCAACACCAGGGGCGCCTTCAATTTCAATTACTTGCGTGGGCTCAATTCGATCAGACTGTCCACCAATGCGTCCACCTTTAAGCTTAAGCATTGTCTGGCTGTTGTTGATATGAGCAGCATCAAGAAGAGCACGCAAGCTACCGGTAAGAGCAGCACTAAGGCCCCCAATAAGCTGAGGTAATCCAATAGCGTAAGCTCCGCGCCAAGGAATGAATTTAAACTCAACGTACCAGTCGAGTTTTTCGAGTTTCTCATCGCCAGCCTCCCAGTTGCGGTAAAGAGACAATACTTTGGAGCTTGTCTCGTCAATTGTTAAAATGTACGGAGCGCGACGACCTTCTGTTTCAGCATCGTCATCTAACCGCATAAAGCAAGTTATCTCATAAATACGGCGTAAACCGTCAATGTTTTTAGAGGGCTCTTCTTTGCCTTCAATTTTGTTGTTTGCTTTTTCAGATCGGGTTTGATCGTTTAACGGAGCGTCAGATGTGTAGTTAAAATTATCTAGATCGCGGTAAACACCCTGTTCAACACGTTGAAGATACGTATCTTCGGTAATGTCTTGAACTTCAGTAACTCGAGGAGATGTATAAAAGTTTGTTGAAGCCCATGGTAGCAAAATGTTGTCAATTGCAACCCATTCGCACGTTGGGCGGCGTTGTTCTGATTCATAACGCCATTTAAGGAACTGAGAACCGCCAAGGGGTAGCTGTGTCAACAGCTGTTCCATTTCGTCGCGGTACTCTGGAATTTGTTCTGTGAACTGCCAGTTCATAAAGTTTACTTTACGATCGGCAACTCTTTCTTTTATTTTGTTTGCTTCGCCCTTAATACTGGATTTAACAATACCTTCTGGGGGAAGTAATTCTTTAGCAGCAGAGGCAGCAAAGTCAACACAAGACTCAGCCATGACAGGATGGACAACTTTAGAAGCGCCATCAAATGTTGCACCGCCAGGTGCATCTTTACCAAGACCGGTTCGTTTTAAACCTTCTTCGTATTGTTTGTCACGTTGCTTCCTAGATTCTTTGTCTACGTCAATGTAATCTAAATACTCAATTGCCATTGATTGAAGAACGCCTTCATCAAACACTTCAGCTAAGTTTTCATAAAACTCAGGATTTTTTTGTGGGCCTTGTTTTTCTTGAAAGTTAACTATGACAGAGCCATCTTCCAATTCAATGACTTCTTGTTCTAAATCTTCTGGGGTTAAACCCAAGGAATCGGCGTACGCTTCCAAATCATCATCTTGCTCTTCAGCATTATGAAGCTCATCTTCACGTTCAAGGGCTGCCAAATTAGCACCGGCTTGAATAGGTAGTTCGGGATTTGCCATAGAGTGTTCAAAAATGTGTTATTAGATTCCTAATTATACTAATGCAAAGAAACGACTGTTTCCGCCCTTATTGCGCATAAGGATTTGTAAACCGCTTTTTGTAGTCGTCATCAGCGTAGTCATAATCGCGTGGGGGTAGGGGGTCTAGCTGCAACCACCCAGAATCCCGAAGAACCCGTAATGCTTGTGAAAGGGAATCGACATAGTCATCGTGACCCCCGGCTTCTGGAAAGGAACAGACTTGGCGAAGGAACCTTTTGGACCAATCTGCAAACTCGCCTTTTTTACCCGGCTCCTCCGGTATGTAAACTTTTCCTTTTGCCACCAAGGGTGCCACGATGTTCAAACGCTGCACCTTATCGGCTCGTCCTGGGTTGTAACCCCGCACAGGCACCGAGGCGCCTTGGAGCTCTTGAATCAGGGAGATACCAGCGGACTTGTCTTCCATCAGGATCAAGTCTGCCTTACGGCCTTTGGCAAATGAGTTGTCTGCTCCGTATACCACTTCCTTAAAGTCGTCGATTACCTTACGACGCAGCTCAGGGTAAGACAGATGGTTGTCCCATGAGTCTAGCAAAATGACGCAAGTGCCGGCGTCTTCTCTATCAAACACACCCCATACCGTACAAGCCGTGGGGTCGTTCATGGTTTTTTCTGAGGTTGCTGGATCGTATGAGGCAATTACGTATTCCAGTGTTGGCGTTGGTTTGTCCGCAGGCCATAACTTAAACATCTTGCGTTTAATGATGCCAGATGACTCAGGATCCAAGATCTCGCCATAGATCTCTTGGCGGCCCATGTCAGTGCCATCGTACGTCTCAAGCTGTTTAAAGAACGTTTCAGATAGGTTTTCGCGGTTGTCATACGACGAGGCGTTAACCACATATACGTCACCACCAACTTTGCCCTCAAATAAATCAACGATTAGTTCTTTAGGTTTAGGCGTTGTGGTGATGATCTGTTGAACACGGGCGATTCTGGGATCTTTGAGACGTAATGTAAATTGCACACCATCGTAGGCTTCGTCAAGGTAATCGAAGGCGCAGAGTTCGTCAAACCAAGCTCCGTGATATTGCTTACCTCGATAGCGTTCTGGTTCCGAACCAGGAATACCCTGAATAATTGATCCGTTAATAAGGGTGATTTCAAATAATGATTTGTTGTAGTCCCGGATGATGGCAGGTGGAATAATATTGAGTAGTCCGCTGTCGCCTTCAAAGCAAGTGGCTCGAATGTCATTACTGGTTGGAGCAGTAACAAGCCAGCGAGTATTGTCATATTTCCAAGCGCGAATCCCAATCCAATGCGACGCAGTATGGGTCTTTCCAGAACCGCGTCCAGCCAACATAAGAAACGTGTCATATTCCCCGTCTTCTGGTTCTTTTTGGTGTGCTAACGCTTGAAGTGCCCATTTGACCTGCCAAATGGCAGAATCAAGCTGTGGTTTAGGCCAGTGCTTATTATTGTCCGCAAACTTCTTGAGCGTCAGTATTTGTTTTTCTGTTAACGACATGCTATGAATCCTTCTCCTACGAGAATCGTGTTGTCTTCCCCAGTTGTTTCAATATGAACGCAGGACTGTGGGGCAATAGGCTCAATTAGTTTAATAAACCGTCTTTTATGATGCACCTTTATCGGCGGCGAGACTTGGTCTTGTATTAATTGTAACCTAGATTTAAAAAATATTGTGAAACTTGGTTTAGAAGGATCGTGTAACACATTGATTCTATGGCCTAAAGATTCCAACAGACACTGTATCTGCAAAATAATAGGCTGGGTTGTGGCAGAAATTCTAAACCGGTCTTTACCTTTGGAATACTGGCGCGATTTGGCGTACAAAATTCCACGCAGCAATTCAATTCTTTGTTCTTTAGATGCTAAAAGGTAATTGTTTGGTATCCGTATTGGCATATTGCCAGCCAAATGCGATTCTATTGTAGGAAAAACTACAAACTCTCGTTCGCCGTTGGGAATTTTTTGGTATTCAGTAACCTGATACCCAGCGTCTTGAAATTGTTTATATATCTCCGGGGCAAATCCACGGGGTGAAGCCATGCGTTTGTTTTTTCGGCGGTTAAAAAACCAAAACCCAAATAGGAAAGGCGGGACCGGAAGGTCTTGGGTGGGGAAATCTAAGGGTTTTGTTGTGGGGACAGAGAACGAAAGCCTGTTTCGTCTATCCCGAAGACTGGTTTCTGTAAGGGTTGCTATAGTTCTGGGGCGTAGTTTGCGCCGAAACTTTTGAATCCCTTTATACGCAGCTTCCTGAGTGCGGCATTTCTTTGTTTCTACCAGAAATCCAAGGTGTTGATCCCCTGCCACGGATAGATGATCATCAAATACTACCTCATAGCACTGTTCGGCACGGTATTCTTGTACCAATTTTATTTGGACTATTTTTCCATCTTTATCAAAGACATAGTCACCAGGCTGCAAGTTACGGGCAGCTTTCCAATAATCAAGGGTTAGTACTTTTTGGTTCGCTAATATGGCCATAGAAGTTTTGAAGGACCCATTGGTCCAGAAAGTGCCCTAACGGCTCTCTAATATTGCGTTGGACTTTGTAAGGTAGCCTTTGTATGTCCAATGCGTCTTTGGTTAGTTTGAGACGGTATTCCAAGAAAGCAACTGTTTCTTTGTCAATAATTGACGCTGGAACATCTATCGTTTCAAAATTAATGAAGTTGGATACCAGCACTCGAAAACCGTGTAGCTTTCCATTGGCCTTTTCTATTGCCCCGGCAATTTGGTATACATATTCATTCATATATCCACTAATGCAAATTATAGCCGTTTGCCGCCGTAAATCCAAAAATAAACCCAAATTTGTACCAGTAGTACTAGTAGTACCCCTTTATTTACTTTATTTAAAAAAAAAAAAAAAAAAAAAAAAAAAAAAAAAAAAAAAAAAAAAAAAAAAAAAAAAAAACATGAAAAATAAAAAAACAAGACC